TTGTAGCTCCAGCATTTGAAACAGATTGAGACATGTCAAATGAATTGATTTGTTGAATCAATGTCAAAAATCCAGCCGGTGCGTTAGCGTCTGCCGAACCCAAAGAGTTAGCACTGATCATACCAGTTTCTAACGCATTTGCAAAATCTTCAGCTTTAGCTGCCATTTCTAATGCTAGGATATCAGCATAAGATCGGCCTGTTGCTTGAAGTTTTCTAGTGACCTTTCCACGAGTAACCAAAGATCGATATGGGAATGATACTTGAGCGTATGTTCCTGTTTCTTCTGTAACAGTACCAGTATCAGGTAACCATAAGGCACCGTTTGTTCCAGCTTCTCTTCGGTTAATATATTCAGCATCTCCAGATCCAGCTCTTCGAGATAAGACAGCTTGTAAACCGAATTCTCTCAAAGTTAATTGTTGTACTGTTCTATTGATGAATGTTTGTAATAATGCCGTTCCAGCATTACCAACATTAACGGCACGTTCAAAACGTTGACGAGTAGCGTCTGAACTTCCTGCCCAACTTGTTCCAAAATTTGTCATATTGTTGTTCTCCTAGTGAAAATTTTATAGTGTGTGATTATCCAATTAGGCCATCTTTCTCAGCTGCATTGAGCCCAGCCGATAATAATTCTTTGATCTTATGAACAGATAGTTTTGACATTTCTGTTTCTTCTGAAATAACATCAACGTTTCTTTTTACGATAGCTGATAAACCGACATATCCTTCTTTAGAAGATCGCTCTACCAAATTTTCAATAGCACTTGTGGCCCCGATTCCTCTATGCAACTGGCCTGGATGAAGTCCAACTCGTTGAGGTTCTGACAATGCACTTTCAATTATTTCATTTTGCTTTTCTATTATCGCTCGAAGCTCTTCAACTTCTTTCGGTATTACTGTTTCAATTGTTGCTTTTTCAACTTCTTTAACAGGAACTTCATTCATTGTTGATTGTGCTCTGCTTTCAATACTGTCGATACGTTCTGATAACGGCTTTAGACCAGCTTCAATTGATCGGCCTATTAATTCAGCCAATGTTTTCATATCTTCATTATTCATGGAGGACTCCTCTTTGATTGTTTCTGATTGTAGTATAACACTTTTTTCTATAATAGTGTCTGATTTTTTAATTTCTTCTTCTTTGGTTCTTAATTCTGGAGCTTCTTCGCCAAATTTAGCATAATACTGACTCAAAACATTATGTATTTGCTCACGTTCTTCTTCCGGTACGTCAACACCACCTCTAGCACCATTCAAAGCTGCCATAGCTGCTCTTACACCGTTCAACACAACCCGCAATTCTCCGTTTACCATTTTCGCTATTGGCAACTTATATGCTCCTTTGGTTTCCGGATTCGCCTCTGCGTCTCGATAAACATGAGCCATAGCATAACGATCCCAGTTATCAAGACCTTCACCCAAAACTTCATCCTGAGCTGTTGTATCCCAACCCCATGGAACATCTTCAGCTGCTAAAGGCATATCATCATTAAAAGGCATTACTGAAAAGTTTTGTAAATGATCAAACGGACTATTTGTCAATTCATCCACTGCCGGAACTTCTTCAGCCGGTCCACCCTCTACTTCTACGTCATTCATTACCGGTTCAACAACTACCGCACTACTATCTAAATCCCTTGTTTCAGCTTCTTCTTTTTCTTCGGTTCGTTCATTTGCAAGATCATCAAATTCCATCTTGTTCTGTTCCATTAAATCTTTCATAAATTCTTCCATTTTCTTTTCAAATACTTCTTTCATGTATTCCTGCATTTCTTCATGATCCATGTACTCTTTCATTTTCTCTTTCATTTCATGATCCATGTATTCTTCCATTTTTTCTTTCATATCTTCTTCATGACCCATTCGATCAGACATGTTCTTTTCAAAAGTTATCATATACTGATCTTCTGTTTCGTTGATTTCAGCTATATGACGTTTCTCTACTTCTGATTGATCTTTATTTAATTGATTCTCGGGAAGCTTTGTCTGTTGAATAACATCTGATTCTTTTGATAATTCTTTCTTATCATCAGAAAGAGGCAAATCAGGAACTTCTGAAGTTTCTTCTGTCGGTTCTTCAAGTATTGGTTTTTCTGTTGGTTTCATTGATGATCTCCATGTTGATATAATAGTGTGTAACTCTTTGCTATCCTTTGAATACGTTGCCAACCCTACTGAATCTGGGTTAGCTGGTGCTCTAGTTATTGCTAAATGATCTAATGTTACTGACTTAATGATAACACGTTCGATCTCATCCTCTGAATTTGTTATCACTTCCATATCATTGAACCAACCACCTATGCTCTGGCCTATCGGTTCTCCTCTTCTCAATCTTTTCACTAACTCTCTAGCTATTGAATCTTCTCCATACAATCTTGACCGAACCAGTAAAGAATATTGTCTGTCTCCTCGTTCTGCCGGCATGATTACATCATCCTGTTTTAATTCAGCTTCATAAGTACGACCTATGACTTCATCCCATTCTGCTAGATCTCCATTCGATCTCGAAGTGTGACGAGGCAATAACGGAACGCCCATTTGCATTTGGCCCTGCATTTCTAACAAAGCACTGTAACTCATTTCGGTTCCGTAACTATCTATAGAAGTACTACTAGCAATCCCTTCTATTGAATAGTATTTAGCCGGTCGGCCTCTACCATTGATAGCTCTCAAACTTTCCTCGATATCCATTTCTTTATCTTCTTCATCATAAGCTCGAACATCAATATCTGAAATACCTAAATGTATTCTTTCTGATCCATTCAAAGAATACGTTACGGTTCCAGATTCATCCTTCATAGAACTTACACAACGAAACTCAATTTGTTCTTTCATACTCAACCCCTTTGATCTTTTAGCATTTTCTATCTTACTTATTTCTTCTCTAACCAAATTTTTCATATATGACTCTCCTCTATTACCAATAACCAACCACTTGATCTGTGCTATCGTTCCTGCCATTCTGAAATCTTGTTTGTGTCTAGCTGCCCACGCCTCTCGTAACCTTACAGCTTCTTCATCCGTTGACGTTTCTATTGAACCATCTTGATCTAATATCTTTGTCAATCTTGTATATTGTTTGTTTCCTAATACATTACCACCACGATCCCAAATGCTTGGATAGTCATTCTTTATCATTTCCGCAAAATCACGATCAAACAACGGATATTCACTATTCCTCAATGACACTTTCATATCATCCCCAGACTTTGGAAAATTCGTAGGATCTACATCTCCAACAGCTCTTTCTAAATCTTCTGATAAATCAGCTAACATATATGATTCTAACTTCGCTAACGTATCTGATATACTATTTATCTTTGACTCACCCCAGGCCGGCATGTGACCAAACTCTTCCAAAATCATTTTGATCGTTTCTGCATTGAGCTTGATTGATGTTAACTGAGTAATCAACATGTCTAACTCATTCGGACTTAGCTGATTCTCCGGATCTAGTAAACCTCTCAATCGTAATCGAGATCTTGATTCTTCTCCCTTGCTACTCATAGGATGATCTCTAGGCAATAAATCAGTATCATGCTTGCCACTTCTAAATCTACCATTCCTCAAAGCATATAAATAACTATTTACCCTTGCTATCGCCCACTGTTCTGCACTCGTCACCGTTGGCCTAACACTTTCCGGATTCGTATTGTAAGCTCCAATTCCTCTCCAATATACCATAGCCAAAGTAGGACCCGTGGTTCGCTTACTTCGATCCGATCCTACTTCTTCATTATGTTCTCTAGCTTTGGTATCTATTACCTTCTTCGTTGATTCCGGTAGAGCGTCATAAGCTTCTTTCTTCGTTCCAAACTTATCCTCTTGACGTATAATCATATCCTCTGTACTACTTTCTTCTTCGCTCGGTTCTTCTCGTTCACCAGATCGATTCATAGAAACAAAGTCAATAGAACCACCCATGCCGGCATGATTCAAACAATAATAATACAATGCCGGAGTAGCTTCACTTGTATTTAATACCAATTTATGTTCTCTCGTTCCTACTTCTCCAATCAACTCAACACCAGTAGTATAGGCCACACCACCATTGTGCGTTCCGTCTCTCGTTGTACTAAACGCCATATTATGAGATACGTTACTCTCAGCTTGTTGTAAGAATATATATCTACTTCCCTTCAACAACTGAATATTCTCATGACGATATCCGTTGATATAATACTTTCCACTTACTACAGTTACATAAAACGTCTTATTGATATCACTTTCATATAAACCACTATCAGGCTCTTTGTCTATAAAGATATCTCCAACTGTCGTATCTAACGCCCTATCTTCTGACTTCTCCAAAGATTCTATGACACCTTTCAAAGCAGCTGATATTATTGATGAAGGTATATTGATGTGCATTTTTACAAAATCCTCTTTCCTTCTTATAACATATTTTTATATATCTTGTTCTGTTTCTTCATAATCCGTAGGCCTGGCCGGTTCGATTGGAACTATTACATCTCCACCTATCGTTTCACTACTACTATCATCCGTTTCTAACGATAAAGCTTCTCCTAGATTCTGAACAGGGGTTGGCATACCTGCCACTTCCATTGTAGCTACATCTCCACCTTTGATAGGCAACAAACCCAATTCTTCTCTAACTTCGTTCCTCGTCATAACGCCATTTCTAACATATATCTGATGTTTCGTTGCTAACTTTTGCATGTCGTCTGCATTTAATCTAGCTTCTCTATTGAATCGAAAACGTATATGCTGAGCTACTTCTCTACCATACAACAAAGGCAATACCAACGTATTGATCTTTGATTGTAACAATTCCAATATCGGGGTGACCAAATGACTACTAGCTA